ACGGACATTTTTTACCTGCTAGCACGTTAATTGACTTAGCTCTTGGTGGAGGTGCTCTAGTACGCGAGTTTGATAAGTTTATATGTGTAATTGGCTCAGAGGAGGCGGGAACGCTATTTGTAAGCGAGCGTAGCTAATGGCTGGGCTCGGTCTTGGTTTAGGCATTTCTGCTGGAGCTATCGGATCTTCCGCAGAAGGTGTAACTCCAACTCCAGGAAGAACAACAAACTTTGGACGATTAGTCACACAAGATGATGATTTTATTTTAACACAAGACGGTAAATTTTTAGAGGTGCATGGAATAACAAGCTTTATTGTTACACAAGCAGGTGACAATTTAGTTTCGCAGGATAATAATCAATTTATTACCTCGTAAGGAAATAATATGGCAAATGTAAAAATTACAGCACTAAATAATCTAGCATCTGCTGATGTAGATGATGGAGACGTATTTGTCATTGATGATATTTCTGAGACTGAAACTAAAAAGGTTACGATTGCTAACGTTAAATCTGTTGTCTTAGCTGCAGGACTCACTGCTTCTCGCGCTCTTAAAACGGATGGTTCTGGTAACATTGTTGTAAGCGATGTTACGTCAGCAGAGCTTGATCACCTTGATGGTGTGACCTCTGCGATTCAAACACAATTTACTGCTGCAGAAACACGACGCACCAATAATATCGCAGGGGCGATATCAACGGTTACAACATCCGACTTAACAGCGTCACGTGCACTTGTAACTAATGGTGCCGGTAAGATTGCTGTAAGTGACGTGACGGCAGCTGAAATAGATCATCTTGATGGCGTAAGCTCAGGCATCCAGACGCAACTTGACGCAAAAATCGCGACTACGGCGAGCGCCTCGAACGACTTCGTCACATTTACTCGACTTAATGCGAACGTTAATGTAGTTCAAGATAACGTAGCTGCAATACCTTCAAGTTTCGCTAACGCACGTTATGTTACGACAACTGCAAACTCTTATAACATTGGTGTTACCGTTGCAAGCATCAATGAGGTAGACGTTTACGTTGGTGGCGCATATCAAAGTAAAAAAGAGTATGTTCTTGCAAACAGCAGTCATAACGTACAGTTTACCGATGCTACATTTGTGGCAGGAGAAGATATAGAGATTATTTCCCGAACTTAAAAATTAAGTATTTTATAAATTGACACTCTAAAAAGGTCAAGTTATACTTAGTAAAATACTTGAAAGGTGACTATAATGGTTTCACGCGTTGGAAAATTTGTTGGTGGACTCGGTGTAGACGTTACTAATGTAGCGAATGTTCACGCGACTGAAAATAGAATAGCACTCGGTGCCTCAATAAATCCAACTGCCAATGTTCATGTTGTAGGTAATGCTCATGTTTCCACTACTTTTTCAACTGGTGGTAACATCATTGGCGGAGGGACTTATACCGGTGGTGGTTTAATGACCACTGGTGGTAACATAGTTATTCCTAATGATGGTGATGTAGGATCAGTAGGCGCCACAGATGCAATACAAATTTCTTCTGGTGGCATTGTCACATTCAAAGACGACATTAAGATTAAAGATGATGGTACGATAGGCAGTGCCTCCGCCGCTGGGGCTATGACCATTGATTCAAGCGGTATTGTAACGTTTGTAGACGATATTAAAATTAAAGATGATGGTACAATAGGTTCAGCTTCTGCTGCCACGGCAATGACAATCGACTCCAGTGGTATTGTAACGTTTGTAGATGACATCAAGATTAAAGATGGAGGTACCATAGGCGTAGCCTCTACAGCAGATGCAATGACTGTATCGTCTGCGGGCATAGTTACTTTTAAAGACGACATTTTAATTAAAGACGGCGGGACGATAGGTGTAGCGTCTAAAGCTGACTCAGTAACATTAGCGTCTGATGGTAAGGTTACTTTAGTTGATGACTTAGCTGTAACTGGAAACGCTATAGCAACTTTGGGTATTGGTGCAGGCGGTAACACACTCCCCCTAAGTAATAGTATTAGTATTGGTAATCCTGCGAATGTTATAATACAAACAGCCTCTGGGTCTGGAAAAAGTATTATTGTTGGTGACCCTACAGGCACAACAACTCATTCTTTAGATATACGTGGATCTGCTAATGTAGGAGCGCTAACCGCAACCACAGGAACTTACTCTGGTAGATTAGTTGTCGATGATACTACTGAGGCGACCAGCACAACTGACGGTTCACTACAAACTGATGGTGGTTTGTCTGTTGCTGGAGATGCGGTTTTTGGTGATGACATAAAACTTATTACAGATGCATCAGTCGCTTCATTTGGTGTTAATGGTGAGATAACCTTAACTCATGTTCATAACACTGGATTACTATTAGAGGACTCAGGCGGTTCTCCAACACTTCAGTTTCATGATGCTAACGAGTCTGTATCATCAGACGGTAGTAAGCTTATTCTTACATCAAACGGTGTTGCCTTTGATTTACCAACTGCGGATGGTAGCTCAGGGCAAGTAATAAAAACGGATGGATCAGGAGCTCTTTCATTCACAGATATTACCACAGATTTAGATCCAGCCACAGAATTAGCTTCTGATACCGATTGCGGCACCGCGGAATCAGCATCTGATAGCGTTGATGCTTTTGGTATTGCTATAAATAACAGTTTTGTTGAATTAGACTTAAGAACTCAAGGCGCGAACAAACTAGGCACCGTAGACATGGGTGCATTTTAACAAGGAGAAATTTAGATGCCTACTCAATTACAATTACGTCGGGGCACGACGTCACAAAACAATTCATTTACCGGTGCTGCAGGTGAGTTATCTATTGATTCTGATACCGAAAATATCCGAGTCCACGACGGATCAACTGCTGGAGGTTTCGAGGTAATTCCTGCTGGAACCATTGTTGCATTTGGTTCTGGTACTGTTCCAGCACATTTTAAGCTTTGCGATGATACAGCGCTTTCCAGAACGACTTTTGCTCGTTTGTTTGCAGTGATTGGAACCACATACGGAGCAGGTAATGGAACAACTACTTTTAATGTTCCTGATTTACGTGATCGTATTCCTCTAGGAAAAGGTACGAATAATAGTACTCTTGGTGCAGAAACTACTGGAGCGAGTGCGTCTGCTGTCGTTGCCACTGCGTCTGGATCTGCGTCTTTAACTCTTACTACAGGAACATTTGCTACATCAGCGAAAGACTCCTCAACTGCAACAGCAGTTACTGGTGTTACTGCAGGCGGTCATACCCACAACCTTACTCTTCCCGTACAGGTTATGAACTATATCATAAAGACTTAATCTTATGAGCGAGTCTCGTGAGTTAGACCAAGTTCAATCTGAGTTAAACATTCTACATGAGAGGTCTCAGGATAATAAACTGAGGATAGCCTCTCATGAGGCCTCTTGTGATGAACGTTACGCGAACATTATGAAAATGCTTGAAAACTCACAAAAACAACACGATGAAATGCATCAAGAAATACTTAGGCTAAGTAATTTAGCTACACAGGGAAGATCAACAATTAAAACGCTATTTTATGTAGGCACATTTACAGGAGCGTTTGCAGCTTTTATTTACACAATTTTACAAATTTTTCCAAGATGAGCGACAAATTTTTTAAACTTAAAATTCAAAAACTATTAGACCGGCTACCTACGCCTATCAAATTTAATGAGGCACAGTGGGCGATGGTTTATGGTCTTGATGAGAATCGGTTTTTTGTTCAAATAGCTGCACGACGCACTGGTAAATCATACGCTGCGGCTATTTTAGCTTTTGCTAAACTTTTAGAGCCTGGTCAACAAGTAATGGTTGTTGCTCCTAATTTTTCACTCTCATCTATTATTTGGGATTATGTTACTGATTTAATTAAAAATCTTGGCATTGAAGTAGAAAAGTTTAATCAAAAAGATAAAGTCGTTCGTTTAATTAATGGTTCAGTTTTTAGATTGTTAAGTGCTAATAATCGTGACTCTTTAATTGGTCGTGCTGCTAATCTTTTAATAGTAGATGAAGCAGCGGTTATTCCTAATGACGAATACTTTATTCGTGATTTGCGTCCTGCGTTATCTACGTTTAGAGATTCACGTTGTTTATGGATTTCAACACCAAGAGGAAAAGGTAACTACCTTTACAACTATTATCTTAGGGGAGGTGACTCTGAATTTCCAGAATGGGGTAGTAACCTTTTCACTTGGAGAGTTAATCCACTTTTATCTGAGCGTGATATAGGTGAAGCTAAAAAAGCGATGTCTCGTGCTATGTTTGCTCAAGAGTATGAATGTGAGTGGACAACTACTGAAGATCAAGTGTATGAGGCTCTTGATCAAGAAAAGCATATAGGTGAATTTGTTGGAGAACGTTTTACAGAAGTAATTGCAGGACTTGACGTAGGTTATAGGGACGAGAATGTTTTTGTTGTTATTGGAACTAATGGTAGACAATATTGGATAATAGATGAGTTCGTATCAAAAGAATCTACAACATCAGAACTAGCAGATAACATTAAAGATAAAGTAGATGAATGGAACATTGATAACATTTACATAGACTCTGCTGCACAACAGGTAAAAGCAGATTTTGCATACGACTATGACATCTACTGTGAAAACGCAATCAAGTCTGTTAATGATGGTATTTCTGCTTTGCAAGTGCTTATTGAACAAGACAATCTATTTTTTGATTTAGAGGGTGGTCAACACACGTTTGCTGCAATGTCTTCATACAAATGGAATCCTAATACTGAAAAACCTAAACCGATTCATGATTGGTGTTCCCACCCTTCTGATGCTGTGCGTTATGCAATTTACACACATCAAAAAATGAGTAACATCTCTATTTATGCTTAGACTTATCATTCTTAATTACAAAAGACCAGACAATGTAAAAAAAATTGTTTTTTCTTTAAAAAAGATTTTTCCAAAAATTACAATCATAAATAACAACCCAGAGTACTTTTTACCTTATTACGGAAACGGTGTTGACGTAATTAATAACCAACGTAACTTTTTTTGTATGGAGCGGTGGATTAGGTGTTTTGAATACCCAGAAGAATTTAAATTAATAATTGATGACGATATTTTACCTTCTCCACAATTAATAAAAAATATGGTAAAATCAAATTTACCAATTACTGGCATATATGGTAAACGTGGTGTTTCTTTTGCTAATAGTTATGATGAGTTAAAAGATGTTTGGAGTGTTGGTAATGTTGATTTTTTAGTTGGTTCTATAATTTTAGTAAAACAATCTGTATTAAATGAAATACAAACTGACCTTGAAAAATTGGGTTATCCAGAAAGAGGTGATGATATAATTGTAAGTTATTTAATTAAACGTACATTTCAAACATCTTTAAAATTAACTCAGGGTCAATTTATGTTTTTACCAGAAGGAGATGTCGGTTTAAACAAAAGTAAAGAACATTTTATAAAAAGATGGAATGTGATTAAAAAATTTCAAAATATTGGTTGGACAGATTAATGGTAAATAAATAAAATGGATGTATTAAAGAGATTTCCGATTAAGTATGTTCGGGACTATATTAAAAAAGACTATAAGATTCGCGATAAATGTTTTATTTGTGGCAGTAAAGATAACTTAGAATTACATCATTTATATAGTCTATCCCAGCTTTGGGAAGCCTGGTGTCGAAAACATAACTTAAAGAAAGTTGAAAGTGTAGAAATTATTAAACAGTTAAGAGTTACTTTTGCGAAGGATAATAAACAGTTTTTGAGTAATAAAAACTTATATACTCTTTGCAAAACTCACCATCTTAAGCTACACACTCTGTATGGGCAAAATTATTCTAATCATTTAGTTCCTAAAGTTAAAAAGTGGTTAGAGTTACAAAGGGAAAAGTCAATTGGCTGAAATTAAAAACGATCCTCCAAGATGGCGAGAGTGGTTAAGCGAGAAACTAAATCCCGCTCAACCATCTATTGCATCCCTTGAGCCTTACGCATCTCCAGAAACAATTGTTGACTTTGAACAAGCCTATCGGGAGATAGAGATAATTCATCGTGCAGTTGAGATGGTTATAGCTGCTTGCGTTGATACACCGCTTAAAGTCACTGGACAAACCCCCGCTAAAAAAGTTAATAAACTTTTAAATATACGACCCAATCCATTTGAAGATCGAGTTCGTTTTTTCAGACGTGCTCTCTTAGATTTTCATCTTGACGGCAATGCATTTTTTTATTACGATGGTAATGATTTATATTTGTTACCGGCAAACGATGTTGAAGTCGTACCTGATCCACACACTTTTGTAAATCATTATAATTATTTAGTATCCAATCAACAATCATCTGATTTCTTTGGTTACAACAAACAAACTAGAAAAAGTGAAGCTATCAGGTTTGAGCCACATGAAATTATTCATATTACCTCTGAAAACACTACAAGTATTTTTAGAGGCACAAGTAAGTTAAAACCCCTTTTAAGGTTAATAGAACTTTACTACTATATGATTAATTTTCAAAGACAGTTTTTTAAGAATAATGCTATTCCAGGATTCGTTCTAACTACTGATAACATATTAAGTAAACGAGTCAAGGAGCGTTTGTTAGAAGGTTGGAGAAATTCTTATACCACTATTTTTGATAACGCTAGGCATCCGGCGATTTTAGATGGTGGTTTAAAAATTGATCAGTTTTCTCAAGTGAAGTTTCAAGAGCTTGATTTTGAAAATTCAATTGAACGTATACAGCAAGATATGGCAAAGGCATTAGGCGTGCCTTACGTGCTGTTAAAGAGTGGAAATAATGCTAATATTGATGCTAATCAAAAGCTCTTTTATCAACACACGGTAATGCCAATCTTAAATCAGTTTTGTAGCGCGTTTATGTTATTTTTTAATAATGGTGTGCAGATAAAACCAGACAAGCTTACTATACCTGCACTTAGACCAGATGAACGCACGCAAAGTATTTATTATTCTACTCTTGTTAATACAGGCATTATAACACCAAATGAAGCAAGAGTAGGTTTAGGGTTTCCATCAATAGATGGTGAAGATAGCATTAGAGTACCGCAAAATATAACAGGCAGTGCCACAGATGCTACTCAAGGGGGCAGACCTCCCAACGAAGAGTCTGAAAACCAAATCGAAGAAGGAACAAGCGATGAAGGATAAAATGCTTTTTATAAGTAGTGAGATTGAGAAAGCTTCTTTATCTAAGCAAGATAAGAATCTCAAAATCGCTGGTTATGCAAACACCACAGCAAAAGATCGCGCCGGTGACATTGTCACTGCTGATGCTTGGGCTAAAGGTGTTGATAACTTCAGACGCAATCCGGTCCTTCTTTACCAACATAAGCATGATTGCCCAATTGGTAAAGTAAATAAGATTACTGTGGATAAAAAAGGTATTTTTGTTGAAGCCGCTGTTAGTAAAGCTGCTGAAGACAACCACGGTATTCAGACCCTGATTAAGGACGGCGCTCTCAAGAGTTTTAGTGTCGGATTTAAAGTAAAAGATGGAAAATATAATCGAGATGAAGACTCGATGTATATTACCGACGTTGAATTACTAGAAATTTCTGTTGTAAGTGTTCCTTGCAATCAGGACTCTCTTTTTAGTGTTCGTAAAAGTTTTGAGACAGATGATGATTACTCAAAGTTTGTTGAATCATTTAAGTCTGAAGAAAGTACCACTAAAGAAGAAAAAGCCGCTAAAATTAAGGCTGGAATTACGGATCTTGCTGATGGTCATTATCATACAGTTGAGATGGACAAAAAAGGTGATGGAGTTACTACTTACGCTTCTCACATGGCTAATCACGCACATAAAATTAAGGATGGCGTATTAGAAGCTGCCGACGGTCATACTCATGAAATTAGTATGGTTGGTGTAGCTGTTCATGATTCAGTTGGCCCAGATAGTGATGCTGATGTAAGCACGCGTCCATTATCTCCCTCGGAACAAGAATCTGCTAATGGAGATTCTGCTCCTAAAGTTCATGCTGAAGGGCAAGGACAAGTTTTACCTGTTGCGGAAGCTTCTAGTGAAGACTTGGAGATTGAAATTAAAAACGAAGAGGAATCGTTAGAGATAGAAGGAAAGGAAGAGGAGGATGAGGAAGATTTTGATCTTGACCCCAATACACCAATTCCATTTTTAAATCTTCTATCCACGGAAGCTTCTCAAATATCTAATGGAAACTTTGTAAAATACGATAACGTAAGGTACAAGGTCACAAAAATTGCAACTGCCCAAAGTCCAACTTTTAAATTTTTAGAGGTTGACTTACAAGGTAAAGATTGTGATAATAGTGTTGATGTTGACGCAGATAATATTTTTGTTGTTAATACATGGGACATCGGTTCAAAATTTGATATTATAGTTGAAGATTTTGGCGAAATTTCCGAAACACTACAAGAAGACTTTAATAAGTATTGTAATGCTTCAGAGGCTGATCTTTATAAGTTTAAAGATTCAACAAATTTAAATCCTCAAGAGCAAGAAAAACTTAATACTTTAATTAACATAAAACTAACACCATCGTCAGAATGGAATGATATCGAGCAAAAATTTGCTCATGTTTATACTCAAAAAATCAAGGCTCTGTTAGAGCTTAATACTAGTGAGGCACAGGAAGATTCAAATATTAGTCTGGCTCTTAAGCTTCACGGATACTTTAAAAAGGAGAACGATACTATGGCAGAACAGGTCGTAGATACCATTGATCTTTCTAACGCAGGTGCGGAGAAGATCGAAGAAACGACTGAGCAGGTTATTGAAGAAAAAGCTGCACCAGTCGCACAAGTGTCTGAACCAGAAGTAGCCAAGTTGGTTGAAAAGACCGGCGAAGCTGTTATGAAGGAGTCGGACGCGGCAGAAAAAGCCCAGGAAACTGGTGCTTCTTATAAGAGAGAAATCGAAGAGCTTGCGGAACTTAAAGCTCAGATTTCTAAGTACAAGGATGAGGTTAAGTCCCTCACCGAAACCAAAATGGTTTTCCAAGAGAATCAGCGCAGTTCGCAGCAGTTCTCTGAGAAAGAAATGGCAAATGCTTTCCTTCTTGCGAAGTGCATGAATAAAGCAGACCCGTTCGACACACAACTTGGCTCTCGTATGAAAGCTATTACGTCTGTCGATCAGTTCCTTTCTAACTTCTCAAGCAACATCTATACGGAGATGGAACAGCAGCTCGTTATTGCTCCGATGTTTAACCGCATCGCAGTTGATGCGAAAAACTTCCGTGTCCCGGTTGCAGATGAAGATACTGATGGAGATGTCGCACAGTTCGCTTCTGGCACCTTCGCCACGGGCGTTGGTGACACGACGAACGTTCCGACGTCGAATCAGAACACCATCAGCGCAGTGACCTTTACGCCTCATAAGTTTATGGCCACTACGCATCTTGCGAAAGACGAAGAAGAAGATACGGTTCTTCCGCTTCTTGACTTCCTTCGTGCTGCCGCAACTCGTCGTTTGGCTCGCGCCATTGATAAGACGATTCTTCGTGGTAGGGGTAACCTTACCGGTTTCACGGCTGCTCCGACTAACGCCATTACGGCAGGCACCGGTTACGCAGCTGTCTTGAAGGGCATTACCACGTTGGCTAATGACGCTTCTCTTACGGCAACTACGGGTTCTGCAAGCGATAAGGTTGATCCTACGGACATCGCCTCTGCTCGCGGCTCTCTTGGTAAGTATGGTCTTCAGCTCGGTGACCAGCTCGTTTATTTGACCACGATTGAAGGTTATAATAACTTGGTTACTACGTCTGATTTCCGCACGGTCGACAAGTTCGGACCGAACGCCACGTATCTTACGGGTTCTGTCGGTGCGGTCTACGGTATTCCGATTCAGATCACTGAGTTCTTGGATGTCGT